AGCTAACCAAAACTGGTGAGCAGCGACCAGCGTAGTCCATCCGATCTGTCTAGCTTTCAAAGTTAAAGAATACCTGTGGTCACCCCAATGATCGATAGCTGTAGACTGCGCTGAACGCAACTTGAAAGGGATACGCCCATGAGCGGGATGAGCTATATGCCAATAGTTTTCCATGAAATACTTTTCGTCAGCAACGCAACGCCGCCACTCAGCTTCCTGCTGTAACTCAGTAAGACGAGACACTAAACGTAAACTTCGACGTAAGCGTCACACTCAGGGCAACTCAAATTAGAAACCATCTTGTAACTATCATCCATAATCGCAGGGCGACTATCATCATCAAGATCATGGTCACCGCCCCAAATCAACTCAGTTTTACAATGCCAACAATTCATAACTGACCTT